GCCAAGTCGCCCGTCGGGCCCACGCGCCAGTGGCATGACAGCCTCGGCCCCGCGTTCGCCCATCAGGCCCGTCGCGGCGCCGTTCGAGAAATATGTAGGACTTGCGATGACGACGCCATCTGCAAAGGGTGTGATCTGGCCGCCGCCGAAACTTGCGCTGAACAGATTGGAGAGATTGCCCGACAGCCCGTCCGAAAGCGCCTTGGCGCCATCGCGCAGCGCAAGTCGCGCCAGCGATTGTCCGATGGTGAGGAGCGTGTCGTTGAAGCTCTTGCCGCTCGTCGCGGCCGCGCCAAATCCACTGGCCGGCACTTTGGCGACCTTGTCGCCGGAGGCGCCGATCTGGTCGAGCAGGGACTTCGTCATCGCCAGATCCTGCGTCGCAAGCGAAGACGTCTGGAGAAAACTATCGGGGAAACTGGGGGTGTCCGCCATGTCATGACTCTCTGTCGGGGAAATCGCGCATGAGCGCGTCCAGCGCGGCGCGGCTCATCGCGGCGCGGCGCCCGTAAACGCCTTCCGCCGCGCGATACAACTCGCGCGGCGTCATCGACCAGAAATCTTGCGGTCCCAGCCGCAGGACGCCGAGGCCAAAGGCCATCGCGCGCGAAAAGGGGAAGGCGGCGCGTGGAGAGGAGGCGCGCGCCGGGTCAGGTCCCCTTTCGCTCAGGCGTCCTGCGGCGACCGAGGGTTTGCGCCTTGCGTCTCCGGCTCGTCGCCGAAAGTCGCGGCCAGGAGGTCGGCCGCGATCTGCACATAGGCTGCAAATCCCCCCGATACTTTCATTCGTGAAACCTCTTCATCTGTCAGCGCATGACCGGCGCCGCGCAGACCGCAGCCGATAATGCGCAGAATATCTCTCGACGAGAGCCGATTGCTCTCGAAGCGTTGCGCGAGCGCGACGAGATCGCTCGCGCCGAGCCCGCTTTCGAGTTCGGCGAGGGCGCCCAGCGTCAGGCAGAGCGTGTAGTTTTGATCGTCGAGCCTCGCCTCGATTTCGCCGCGTCTGTGATTGGCCATGGCGCTAAATCGCCGTAAAGGTCACGGCGCCCGCCGAGTCGAGCGAAAGGTCGAAGGTGACTTCGGTCGCATGTTCGCCGCGATAGTCTAGATTGGAGATCTGGAAGGGGCCGGCGAGAACGCCGAATCCCGGGATCACGATCTGCCAGTCGCGCAGCAGGCCATCGAAAAATACCTGGCGCAAGAGAAGATCGGACGCCTGGTCCTTGAAGACGCCCGTGCCGGAGATGCTCGCGCGGCGTACGCCGGCGCCGCCGAGCAGCTCTCGCCATCTTCCGGCGGACTCGGCGTCGGTGACGTCGACCGTGTCGGCGTTCAACGCGATACGGCGCGTGCGCAGACCAACCACCGTGACAAAGGCGCCGGCGCCGTCGCTGATTTTGAGAAGCAGATCCTTGCCTTTCTGGGCGGCCATTTTCGAGAGCTTCCTTGTGCTAGAGATATTCTGTCGTCGCGCGAAACTGGATCGCGACCCGGGCGAAGCGACCGCTGGCGTCGCGCTTGGTTTCCAGGGAAACGAAGCGCAAATCGATCAGCCGATGACCTTCGAGCGTAAGCGCCGCCTCATCGAGCAGGTCCGCGATCTGCTGCCCGGCGCCGAGCGCGGAGCCAAGGCCGCACTGTGTGGAGATCACTGCAATCGTGAGAAAATGCTCCGTCCCCCGAGATAGAGCGCCGGACCAGTCACGCATCTGCGTGTCCAGAAACAGCGCATAGGGCGCCGCGGCGCCTTGCGGCGCCTCCTCGTAGATCCTGGGCCCGCCCAAGGTCGCGACGAGCGCCGCGTCTGCGAGCAGGCGTCCACGGATCGCCTTGCGCAGCGCAATTACGGGCGAGGCGCTCATGACAAATGTCTCACGTGATTTCCTCGCATTGGCACAGGAGAAAGCGGCGCCGTTCGTCGCTGTCCGCAACGCCCCTGATCGCAAGCTTGCGGCCGCGGAAATCGAAGCGCATCTGGCTGGTCACATCGCTTCGCCAGCGAATTGTCACCACGTGCCGCCGCGATTCTTCCAGACGCTGCTCGACGAAGCCCTGGCCAGCGCTCTGCGTTTCAATTCGCGCCCATAGCTGGGCGATGGACGTAAAGGCGCGCGTGAATCCGCCCAGCTCGTCGAAAACATCCACGGGCGCTTCCAGCGTGACTCGATGACGCAAGGCCCCGATGGGCGCGCGCGGGCTCATGTCAGCCTCTGGCGTCGAAACGGCGACGCGAGTTGCGCGACAGCATGCGGCAGCGCGTCGTCCGGGTCGTCGCCGC